TGCTCGTTGGCATGGTTTTGTGAGGTCTGTTACGTAGAGGGTGTTTTGTGGTCTGGTTTTTTGTTGTCTGCGTTTGCTGAGTAGGTGTTCGTCGATGATGGACATTCAAGTATAGGTGGTTTTCGGGATATTAAGTTTGGTGGTGTTTTATGGTTTTTTCTGGTGTGGTGGGTGGGGAGGGGTTGAAGTGTTAGCATGGTGGTAGGTCGCATTTGGGGCAGTATTTGAAGTCGTCGCAGGGCATTTGTTTGAGTGGTGTTCCGCATTTTGGGCAGTTTTCCTGTTGGGGGATTTGGAGGTTTTTGAGGGTTTTGTGGCTGGCGTTGAGCATGGCTAGTTTGTCGCGGCGGATGATTGTGTATTCGCCAGTGTAGTAGTTGCGCCATTTTATGCCGTCGGCTATTGTTTGGGTGAGTTTCTGGGTGGGTTTTCCTTGTGGGGTGAGGTAGCCTTCGTCGATGAGTTGCTGGGTGTTCATGGGTGGTTTGTGGTGGTGTCTGTTTTTAAGTTTTTCGTGTGGTTTTTAGGTGGGTGGCTGCTATTTATTGGTGATGTTGGCTCTGGCGGATGTTAGTGCTGAGGATTTGGCGTATGCTAGTCTGCGGTTTTTCAGTGAGTACTGTTGGGGTGAGGCTGCGAATCATGTGCGGAACGGGGCGTTTCATGATGAGTGGTATGAGTTGCTGGGTGGTGAGGGTCGTCCTGAGCGGCTTCATATTCAGGCGGCTCGTGAGCATGCGAAGACTACGTGCCTGAGTGTGAAGTATCCGCTGTGGAGGGTGGGTAGGAACCCTGATCTTCGGGTGATGATTGTGTCGCAGTCGGCGACTTTGGCGACTACGATTGTGCGGGAGATCAGGATGAACGTTGAGAATAATCCTCGTCTTCGGGCGGTGTTTCCGGCGTTGCGTGAGCCTGAGGGGAGGGTGACGCGTCCGTGGAGTAACAGTGAGCTTCAGGTGAGGCGGAGTCCGGGGGTGATTTTGAAGGATCCTACGTTTACTGGTGTGGGGCTGCATGGGGGTTTGACTGGTAAGCGGGCTGACCTGATTATCGTGGATGACCCATTCGACGAGTCTGAGGTGCGGACTGAGTCGCAGCGTCAGAAGGTTGAGGACTGGATTGAGAAGGTGTTGTTGCCGACTTTGACTCCTCATGGGGAAATTGTCTTCGTAGGGACTCCTTGGAGTTATAATGATTATTGGAGTAGGCTTGAGGGTAAGAGTATTGAGAGTGGTGGTAGCTACGTGGTGTTGAAGTATCCTGCGGTGAAGAACTATGATCCCGATTTGCCTGTGTCTGAGTGGGATGTTCAGTGGCCTGAGGTTTGGAGTGGGGAGAGGCTTGAGGAGCGGCGGAGGGAGATGGGGTCGGTGAAGTGGAGTTGTTTGTATTTGCTTGACCCGAGTGGGTTTGAGGGGACGCTGTTCAAGGGGGAGTGGTTGACTTTTTTTAATCCAGATATCTTTGATGACTCTGGTTTCACTCATGGGTTTGAGTATTATGTGGGTGTGGACCCCAACGTGAGTGATAACCCTGATTCGGATAGGCTTGGCATCGTGACGGTGGCTTTTGATCGTCCGCGGGGCGACATGTACGTGTTGGATATGTATGCTGAGGCGGTGGATTTTCCGACGCAGATTCGGAAGATTGTGGAGTATGGGTCTAGGGATCGGGTGCCGTTTATTCCTCGTGCTGTGAGTATCAGGAAGGTGGGGATTGAGGCGAATACGTGGCAGCAGGCTGTGTCGAAGGCGGCGTATGTGCGTGGACTCCCAGTTCAGGAGATCAAGCAGAAGCAGACGAAGGTGGAGCGGATTCTTGGGTTGCAGCCTCACTTCGAGAATGGGCGTATCAGGTTTCCTGATCCTGATAAGATCAGGGTGAACTGGTGGGATAAGTTTGAGGCGGAGTACCTGAGTTATCCGAAGGGGCGGTATAAGGACTTGATGGATGCGTTGGAGCTGGCTTTTACGACGGCGGACGTGGTTAGCGACGCCTCTGGGCCGAATTTCGCGTTTGGGCCGCCTCTGGGGATGGGTGGAATACGGTAGAATTATATGGGAATATGCCGTAAATAGTGGTAGATGGTCTGTTATTACGTTGAAATGTGTAAGAGATGTCGTGGGGGTAAGAAGTGGATGTGTATGGCATCTATTCCGCCTAGTCGCGTCAAGAATAGGTCTTTCTGTTCTGATCCCGTGGCGTCTGAATGCGTGTTGTATGCTAAGATGGTTGAGAGACATGGAGTGAAGGAGAGGAAGGATGGATTATGAGGGGACTGATTGATATGATTACGAATCGTGATAGGATCGAGGAGATGGGGGAACTCATCAAGAAGAAGGATGCTGACTTGGAGGAACTCGGGGAGATGGCTGACAACCTTGTTGCCACAGTCCGGGTTCTGAAGATGAGGATAGACACAGTCATGCCAGCGGGGCAGCCGGGGATAAAACCAGATGAGTGAAACGAAGAGCAGAATCGATGAAATCAAGGAGAACATACAGTTCGGACTGGACTTGGCAAAGGAGATAGACTTCTCCATCGACTCCTATGCCCCAGGCTCTTCGTATTCGCGTATTCCCACCACGTTTAGCATGGGCAGGGCGTTCGGGGCGCGGCTTATCCCGGACGCAGAGTTCGACTTCCTTGTTAAGCGTGAGCCGGTGGTTCACTGGACTGTCTGGTATGTGGCTCAGGACATCTTCGATAACGGTCTCCGAGTCTATGTTAAGGGTCGGAAGGAGGACGATTCGTTTAACGACGCGGTTCAACGGGCGTTCCTAGAACTGGGTGCCTACGATAATCTTGCGCGGTCCACTGCCTTTGAGAGGCTGTACGGTACTTCGGTGATCGTGTGCTCCTATCGGGGGAGCACGAACTGGGAGGAGTCTATTTATGAACCCAACGATGAGTTGAAGGACGGATACAAACTTCTTCAGATCACGCCGTACCCGAAGAGCCAAGTCAGCGTCGTTGACTATGACACGGATGACTCCAGCCTCAGATATGGGAAGCCCCTGTTCTACGAGATAGACCGTGGAGATGGAGTGCCATTCAGGGTTCACTGGAGTAAGGTGATTCACGACGCTCCACGTCTGTTTGATGACCCGGTGTGGGGTATGAGTGTCGTCCAGATACTGTACGACGACGCCACGGCATTCAGGAACATGCGGTGGGGGCTCTACCAGACGATTTTCAGGTATGGCAGCGGGTTCCCACACATCCATCTGCCGTGGGCTAACCGGAAGCAGATTAACGCTCTCATAGCCAGCGGCGAGTTTGACTACATCAACAGTCGAGGCTTCTTCGTGACTGGAGGCAAGGAGGAGAACAAGGAGACTATTGACTTCAAGGGGGTTCAAGGCGTCACGTTGAACCCCGATCCATACGTGAAAATCTCCTTTGAGAACTTCAGCCTCGCCACCCGGATTCCTCAGGATATTTTCAAGGGGGTGTCCGCCGGGAGAATCACGGGCAGCGAGTTCAACGAACGTAATTACTATAAATACATCAGCAGTGAGCAGAACAGCAAGACACCCATCGTCAGGGAACTCATTGACAGGCTTCTCGCGACGGGGCAGATTGAGCCGTCTGACGGCAGGATGAAGATTCCATCTGAGCCTGAGTACGTGGTTGAGTGGTTCAGTGCCTTCGAGTTGAATGAGGTTGACCAGACGCGGATTGCGTTGTGGGAGTCTACGACATACAAGAACTACGGTACGTTCATGACGATAGACGAGATAAGGATGTTGAGGAAGTTGAAGCCGTTGCCCGACGGGGTGGGTGCGGTGGTCATTGAGTTGGAGAGGATTACGGCTAAGGGTACGCCTCAGGTGCGCCCTGGGCAGACTCAGCCGGAAGGCGGCGAGGCTCAGGGAAACCGCGCCGAAGAGCGCTAGATAACCTATCCTTTTATTTACCTCTTAACCATATAATATATAGTATGTCTAGCGGAGACGGTAACGGTGACGGAGATATATATACCCCCATAGAGTCCTTTAACCAGTTCAAAGCTGATAACGCCGCACTGTGTAGAGCATATAGGGAACACGTTGAGACGAAGATAGTCGGACTTGACAGGAAGATTACCAGTGTGAAGACATCCATTCAATGGACGGTCAGCATCTGCGTTACGGTGTCCACCATTCTTCTCATGTTGGTTAACTGGTATATTGCAGGATTGAGGATATAGAAATGTCTGAAAGATTTTTTGAGTATGACCAAGTCGAAATCGACGCCTCCAAGATAGAGGAATACGAACACGACATATTCGGACCAGTAACGGTCTTCAAGGACGTAGTTATAGCAAGAGAGATTGTTCAGCCCTATGTCGTCGACGGGGAAACCAAGATGGCGTATAAGCCCGCAAAGGAACTTGAGGACTCATTCTGGACCGCGGAGGGCATGTGGGCGATAGCAAGCGGACACCCCGACACGGCTATCATCATGGACCGCGACCAGATGCAGGGCAGAACCGTCAAAGTCAGGTTCACTAAGGGACTCATGGACAAAACTCGTCGTCCAAAGGCACGGGGCATACTCGCCGACCTAGAGGTTTTCAACAGCAAAGTCTCCCCCGAGGTTCTTGACGACATGAAGAACGGCAAGCGACACGACGTGAGCATCGGATTCTTCTTCAACAAAGACGAGACGCCGGGGGTAATCGAGGAGGATGGACACCCACTGAAGGGGACGGCGTATGACTACGTTCAGCGGAAGATGGCTATCAACCACACGGCGTTCGCGTTGGAGGCAGGCAGGTGTTCGATGCCCCTTTGTGGGATTGGCGCGGATGAGATAACCAAACTTGTTGCTGGAGATCCGTTTGGAAAATGGGCAAGTATGTCAGCTTGTATTAAAGATATCATGAAAGAAAACCCAGATTATACCAAGGAACAGGCGGCAGCTACTTGTGTCTCAATAGAGAAAAAAAGTAAGGCAAAGAAAGATATGTTCAGGGAGGTTCTTGAAAACATGAAGAATGAGATAGACGTGGTTCTATCCAAGTTCGACGACATAGAGGAAGACGCTGGGGCACCCAAGACTGAGGCGGAACGCGCCATGACACACTTCAACATCAGCGAAGAAAAATGGAGCAACCTCAGCGAGGAGGAGAAGCAGGAGTACATCTCCAAGCTGCCCCCACGAGGGGAAGGATTAAAAAAGGATGGGGGGGAACTAATAATAGACAAAACCATGTCAGACGAAGATTTAAGCGGGCTTCTGTCGTTCTACACGTTGACCGAGGAGAACTGGGCAACGCTGCTCGACGAGACGCGGATAGTGTTGAGGTCACTCTACACGGAGCGCAGCAAGGTTTACAAGGGCACCGACCCAGAGACGATGGCTGGCGGAGAGAAACCAGTTCAAGACCCCGAACTCACAGGAGATGAAGTAATCGATGATTGCCCAGACTGCGAGGACGACGAGGAAGCAGTGAAACAGCTTGCAGCCGACCTCTCCCTTGAAGACATCGATAAGAAACAGAAAACCTCTCTAGGTGGAGAACCCAAACCCGACGGTGACGAGCCGAAGGTGAGGGTTGTACCATTCGTACCCACTAAGTCCGTTGAAGAACTCCTCAAAAGGCACAGGTAGCCACCCTCAACGGAACTACCTTTATAAGCATTCCAGTGGATACTATAGTAATGGCGTGAGCCTTGGCTAATTAGCCAGACATCTTCCAGCCGTGGGGCGGGACTATAAAATATCCTTCACCCGAAAGGGAGGGTGACGAAAGATATCACAAGCCCCAGAAATGGGTAATAAAAGGTAAACAAGATGACAGACAACGAAAATCCTGGAAAGGAGAAAACCGTAATTGACATATCAGTGGAAAGAATGAGACAGGAAAACCTCGAACTTCAAGCAAAACTTCAGGCTGCAA